TTATTTATATGAGCGGCAACGCTAATAATCTGACGGCATCATTACCGGCCGCAGCCACTGTAGATGGTACTGTATATTATATTAAGAATATAAGCAAACATCGCGAAACAGAGATAGATCCTAATGGTAGTGAGAAGATTGAGTATGCTTCTTCGGTGTCAATAGGGGAGGGTGAAGGTGTGCGAATTCAAGCCTTAGAAATATCTACCGGACTTTATGCATGGCAGATTATTGGGACCACTATGCCACTTCCCTAGGTTATGTGAAGGGAATAACTCATTAATGGGGATTTTCGTGTTTGTCAACACTATTTATTGTGAATTAATGTCATTTTAGGAGCATATTAATGTCCACTCTTTTGAAAGACGCCATCGTCGACGCCCAGAGCCTGCGTGAAGCAGCTTTAAAAAGCGCGGAAACTACCGTGATTGATAAATACGCAACAGAAGTTCGCGAAACCCTGACTAAGTTATTAGAACAGGACGAAATGGAAGATCCGCTAGGCGGAGAATTAGAAGCAGCCCCCGAAATGGACCTAGGCGCGCCTGAAGGCGGCATGGACATGGATCCGATGGGCGCTGAAGCCGCGGCAGGCACCGGAGAAGAAGTGGCCACAAATATTCCCCTCGCCGCGACGGACAACCTCTCGGAGAATGAAGGTGAGAATTTAAGTCACCTCCCTCGCAGCGGAGAAGATGTTGACGTAGAGATTAACCTTGATGCACTGCAAGAAGCGGTCCAAACTCTGCAAGATGAACAAGAAATTAACCTTAATGAACAAATATTGGTAGAACTCCTGTCGGAAGACGAGGAAGACGAGGAAGATCTTGAGGAAGTGCAATCAGCAGGAGTTTCTGCAGCGGCAGAAGCTGAAGCCGATGACGATCAGACGAACAGCCTTTTAAACCCAAGCGCGAAGAAAGACGATGACGAAAACGTCGACGCCGCTGAAATGGCTTCTGAAAATATGGACATTTCAGATGAATTGATTGATGAGATCGTTGAAAGATTGACGGTAGACATGGGAGCCACCCTCTCGGGTTGGGCCGGCCGGTCCTCAGAAGATATGAAATATGAATTAACAAGAGCACTTGCACAGCGACGTAGTACCGATGTGCAAGATGACTTAGAAACTTTAAAGAAGGCTCAAGAAGAGTTAGTTTTCGAAAATAAACAACTCAAAGAGTCCCTTGAACAATACAAGCAAGTAACTGGAGAATTACGACAAGGATTGAATGATGTCAACCTGTCTAATGCTCGCTTGCTCTACACGAACCGTGTGCTCAGAAATACCTCCCTAAATGAGCGGCAAAAAACAAAGATTGCCGACGCTATTTCGAAAGCTGGTTCAGTAACAGAAGCTAAGACAATATATCAAACGCTTGAAAACGCAACGCCGACCGCTAGACAACGCGGTCCTCAATCGTTGAGTGAAGCGCTTAATCGTCGCGGCAATTCTGTTATTCGTGCTTCCCGTCAGGAAAGCACTCCATCCGATCCCATTGTGGAGAGGATGAAACAACTAGCAGGTATCAAATGAGATACCAAAATACAATTATATAAGGAGATATTTTAAAATGGCTGGTATTATTGAAAGGTTGACCGAAGGTGTTGTCAACCGTGATATGCGCTCAGAAGGTCACGCTTTGTTAGCAAAGTGGGAGCGCACAGGACTCTTAGAGGGTCTTGATAATGATCGCAAGAAGCAGTCTATGGCTCGGTTACTTGAGAACCAAGCTAAAGAGCTTCTCCGTGAGAACTCGTCCATGGGCGCTGGTGATGTCGAAGGTTTTGCAGCCGTCGCATTCCCCATCGTCCGTCGTGTTTTTGCGGGACTGATCGCTAACGATCTTGTTAGTGTTCAGCCGATGAGTTTACCCTCGGGTCTCATCTTCTTCCTGGACTTCGTGTTCTCGCCCAATTTGGGAGACAACACTGGTACACAAGCCGACCGGTTTGGTAACTTGGCTAACAAGTCAATTTACGGTACGAATCAGGTTGGTGCACAAATCACTGGCGGTGTTGACTTGGTCAACACTGATGGTAGCGGCTTCGGTGGTCCTCGGACCTCTGCCGCACGCGGTTATGCATACGCATCCCCGAGTGGCTCCGTAACCAACACCACGGCTCAGTACGCAGTACGTGCTCAGTTCGACCTCAACGGTAGTGAATCCGCGGCCAACAAGAAGTATATCGAGTTTGATCCCGATCTTCTTGCGTTGTCTGGAAGTGCCTACAAGGTTAGTGTTTGGGACCTTTCAAAGCAGTTGTTTATCAACCAAGAGGCTGATTTTGACAACGTCGCAGCTTTCGAGGTATCGAGCACTGCATTGAACACTGCACTTTCGGGTGTTGCTGGTGACAGCTACGCGCTGGTACGTCGATTGACCCGCGTTGTCACGGCTGCTGATTCCGCTCAATCTGTGGAGAGTGTACGCTTTACTGTCGTTTCTCTCTCTGCCTCGGTTGGACCCATTGCCGAGTCCGGTAACTGGGTAACCCAGGTGCCGATTCGCGATAACTTCAACGCTGCAACCGCTATGGGTGCTGTCGTTGGTGCTGCGGTGTGGGGACTCGAAGGTAACCCTGAGATTCCCGAAATCGACATCAAGGTGGACAGTACGGCTGTTACTGCGATGACCAAGAAGCTGAAGGCTAAGTGGACCCCTGAGTTAGGACAAGATCTTAACGCATACCACAACCTTGACGCTGAGGTTGAGTTGACCAGCATTCTCTCTGAGCAAGTTGCTCTTGAGATTGACCGCGAGATCCTTGCTGACCTCGTTGGTGGTGCAACTGCGGCCACTTACTACTGGTCGCGCTCGCCCGGTTTGTTTGTCGATAGGACAAGCGGCAACGAAATTGGAGCAGCCACTAAGGCTCCCGATTTCACTGGTACCGTGAGTGAGTGGTACGAGACTCTCATTGAGACTATCAATGATGTCTCTGCACAGATCCATCGCAAGACTCTGCGTGGTGGTGCTAACTTCATCGTCTGCGGACCTGAAGTTGCCAACATTCTTGAGTTCACCGCTGGTTTCCGCGCTTCTGTTACGGCAGATGATGAAACTGGTTCCGTGGGCGCTGTCAAGACTGGGTCTCTTTCCAAGAAGTTTGATGTCATTGTTGACCCATACTTCCTGCGAAACGTGGTCCTCGTTGGACGTCGTGGTTCCTCTTTCCTTGAAAGTGGATATGTATACGCACCTTATGTGCCGTTACAGACTACACCCACTATCTTTGGCCCTGAAGACTTCGTGCCCCGCAAGGGCGTGATGACTCGGTACGCCAAGAAGATGGTGCGTCCCGATATGTATGGCTTGGTCATCATTCGCGGTCTCCTTGGTGAGGCCGGATCTGCTACCTAAAATTAGCGGATAAATAAAACTTAGCCCCCCTGTCGAAAGACCGGGGGGTTTTGTTTTGCCTGAACTACTTAATGTAGGCGTCATAGAACGCGTCTATAGTCTGTGCATAGCGCAGCTATTAGCTAGCAAGTTTATAACTTGCGCAGCACTACATTATTCAATATATAAGGAGGAATTTTGAAATGGCTGTTTCACAAAATATTGCAAGGTTGCGTGCCCTATTACAGGGACTTGCGGTGACCGGAGTTAAGAGCTTGGGTGTTCAAGCGCTCCAACTCGAATCCACAGAGTCTGTGGACGGGGGATTGGATGACGGGGTTAATGTTAGCTCGACATCTCTAAGTACTACTAAATTAATATCTCGTGTTACCACTGCCGCTGGTTCTGGAAGCGTTACGCTTGCAGCCGGTGGCAATACTGGGCAAGTTAAGTATGTAGTATTCGATACCCTGGCCGGAGCTAAGAGTCTTACGCTTAGTTGTTCCGCAGGCACCGGAGGCACCGCATTGACGGCGTCATTGAACGTAGCTCGAACTGCGTTAGGGCTGCTGTATGATGGTACCAACTGGCAAATTCTAGGCACTGCTGCAAGCGGTAGCGGGATTGTTGGCGGAACGGGCGGAGTTTAGTTTAAACTTTTATAAGAAACTATCTGTGTCTTTATTAAAGCCCCTCAATTTCGGTTGGGGGGCTTTTCTATCGAGACCAATAATCAAAAATGTCGATTTCCCAAATTTTTTCCCCGGTAAATTTTTGAGATTTTCGTTTTTATGTTTTAAAAAACTAATTAGAACAGCGGGAGTTTAATATATGCCAACCAACCTACAACCACGATCTGAAACAAGTGCTATAGTTTTGACGTCTACAGGAAGTGTAGACCTAGTATCTGGTTCTTTACCCTTTGGAATCTACACAGGTTCTGCCGATTTCTTAAGTGGCGCGGCCCTTCAGGTGGCTTATACCTATAAGAAGCTCGGTGGAGATGTAATAGACATCGAACTGACGCCTTCAAACGTCTATGCAGCGTATGAAGAGGCAGTTTTAGAATACTCGTATATTATTAACCTTCACCAATCTAAAAATGCGCTCTCTACATTTTTGGGGAATGCTACAGGCACCTTCGACCACAAAGGAGAGCGCAAAAGCGGACCTTCTAACACCAATTTAAGGTACCCAAGGTTTACAACTGGATACTCGCGCCGCGTTGGCGATGGGGCGGCTGCAGCAGGCGGATTTGGGGGCACTGTACCCGAATATTCGGCATCCTTCCAGCCTCAAACTAAAGTGCAGGACTATGACCTCCAAGCAATCATTCAGAGTGCTTCCGTATCAGGAGTGGACGATGCCGGCACCGGGATTGATTTCCAAAATAAAGTTGATAATAAGCGTGTAATCATAACAAAGGTGTTTTATAAGTCTCCCCGAGCAATGTGGCGTTTTTACGGTTATTACGGTGGGTTTGGCGCCGTTGGCAACCTATCAACTTATGGTCAGTTCGCTGATGACTCAACATTTGAGATGATTCCGACATGGCAGAATAAAATGCAAGCCATTATGTATGAAGACTCGATTTACACTAGAACTTCACATTATTCATACGAAATTATTAATGATCGCTTACGAATTTACCCAGAGCCCACTACGTGGAGCGATTCTCAACTAGATCGTGTTTGGGTAAGGTTCTATGTCGATATTGTACCATGGCAAGAGGACGGAGATACCAAAACTGGAATTGAAGGTATCAATAATATGAACACAGTTCCTTTTGACAACATTCCGTATGCCAATATCAACGCTATCGGAAAACAATGGATTAGAAAATATGCGTTAGCCGTCGCTAAAGAGATGCTAGGTCAAATTCGCGGCAAGTTCACGACGATACCCATTCCGGGAGAAAGCGTGACATTAAACTTTGCGGATTTGTTGTCGCAGGCTAAAGAGGAACAGCAGACACTTAAGGATAAACTTATGGAGATGCTGAAGGAGATGGAATATCCGGCCCTGGCGAAGTCCGATCAAGAACTGACCGACGCGGCAACTGAGGTATTGAAGATTACGCCTCTTCCAATTTTTGTAGGATGATAAGTAATGGCCGATAATGAATGGGAAAGACCGAAAAGTCCTCCTCCTCCTCTTTTTCTGGGGAAGAAAGAGCGGAACTTAGTCAAACAAGTTAATGATGAATTAATTGAAAAAGTCGTTGGCCAGCAGATCTTGTACTATCCTATCGACTTAGAGACTACCAACTTTCACGAGCTTTACGGCGAGGCTATCAAAAAGACCTACTTACCACCCGTTCGGGTTTATGCACTGGTAGAATTCTCCACCCAAGCTACTGAATATATGAAGAATTTCGGAGTGGATAAAACTTGGGAAATCGTGGTATATTTCCACAAACGCCGCTTGTCCGAAGATCAAGACTTATATGTTCGTGAAGGCGATTTTGTTCTATATGGCTCCAATTATTATGAAATTATAAAAATTGAAGAGGAGCGCAAGCTCTTCGGACAGGTGGATCACACCTTCCAGATAAAAACAACGTGTAAGCGTGCACGCAAGGGACTATTCGATGCTACCTGATAATTTTGACTTTGCAATGCTGCCTACGGGAAGTGTGGGCAACACCACCTTTACCTTAGAAGAGATAGGGATGTTGGCCTCTACAATTGAGAATATAGATTATTCTCTGGTATCCTGGGTGAAAGAAGACTTAAAACTCAGCACCATCACCAACGAAGGCTTCAAAGAGGTGCCCGTATTATGGCAAGTTCCTGAGAGAGCCTATCAGGTTAAAAATGAAAAATCTTTGCGCGATGACAACGATGCGTTGAAATTGCCTCTTATCAGCATAGAAAGGACAGGGATTGTGAAAAACCCCCAAAATCGTGGATCGTTTCAAGCTCATTTATATTCTAATAAGCACAACGCGCGCTCCGGCCGCTTTGTTATTGCAAAGCGCATTGTTGAAGACAAGACTCGTAATTATGCCACCGCGGCCGGCACCCGAACCATTGCCGGTGGCACCCTTCAGCGTAATTATCCCCGTATCAATAAACAAGTAGTAGTACAGTTTTTATCAGTGCCCATCCCGGTATATGTGGATCTGGAGTATAAGATTATAATTAAAACAGAATATCAGCAACAGATGAACCAATTGGTGTCCCCCTTCATTGGGCGAACAGGCCAAACCAATGTTTTTGTCATGCGCCGCAACGGACATCTTTATGAAGGCTTTATAGACCAAAACTTTACTCACAATAACACAGTAGCTGATTTAGCTGAAGATGCTCGCCTCTTTGAAACCGAAATCACTATTAAAGTCTTAGGGTATCTCATTGGGGAAGGCGAAAGCGATGATCGCCCCATTGTGACGATGGAAGAAAACATTGTAGAAGTTACATTTCCTAGCGAAGGACCGGTCCCAACCGGCAATCTTAATATCTTTGGTAAGACTTCCTGAAGTAAACCCCCATTTTTCTTTGCAGTTCAGGAGCTTTTTGAGATCCCAAATACTATTTAATTAATGATTACAGTGGCGTAATTTT